AAGAAACAAAAGAGCATTAAAACAATAGAAAAGGTAATAGAAAGGCAATCAGAAAAGGAAGCAGAGCAAATAGTAAATATAAGAACAATAGCTAATGAATTAGCACTTAATATAATACAAGCTAATAAAGAAAACAATTTATACATAGACGAAAATGGGAAAAAGCAAAAAGGACTAATAGATAAAAAAGGGCTAAAACAATTAACATCTGCATTAAAAGATTTAAATGATATTTTAAGTGATAACAAGGAAAAAGAAAATCAAGAAGAACTAGACAAGCTAGACGAAGTACTTAAAAATATAGGAGGAATTATTTAATGAATAACAATTTTTTCTCTGAAAAACAGCAAGAGTTCTTAAATAATGCAGATAGAAGATGGAATATTAAATATGGTGCAACAAGAAGTGGAAAAACATATTTGGATTATTATGTTATACCTAAAAGAATAAGAAAAACAAAAGGACAACAAGGGTTAAATGTTATACTAGGAAACACCAAAGGAACATTACAAAGAAATGTTATTGAACCATTACAAAATATTTGGGGAACAAGGCTAGTTTCTGATATAAAATCAGACAACACAGCCTTTTTATTTGGAGAAAAATGTTATTGTTTAGGCGCAGATAATATAAAGCATGTAAACAAAATAAGAGGTGCAAGTTTCAAATACTGCTATGGTGATGAAATTGCAACATGGAATCCAGATGTTTTTAACATGGTTAAGTCAAGATTAGATAAGCCATATTCAAGATTCGATGGAACATGTAACCCAGAAGGACCTTCGCATTGGTTTAAGAAATTTCTTGAAAGTAATGCAGATATATATCAGCAGAAATATACTTTATATGATAATCCGTTTTTAAGTGAAGATTATATACATAATTTAGAAATTGAATATACAGGAACAGTATTTTTTGATAGATTCATTTTAGGCGAATGGAAAGCAGCAGAAGGATCGATATATAGATTATTTGCCGATAATACAGAACAATTTCTTGTTGACGAGATAAAAGAAAAGTTAATGTGTGTATCAATAGGAATTGACTATGGAGCAGGAGCAAGCAAAATAAAGTTTATTGCAACAGGAATTACTTATAATTTTCAAAATGTTTATATATTAGATGAGTATGATTTGAAAGAAGTCTATGACCCACAGCAAATATATGAACATTTTTTATTATTTTGGAAAAGGATTTATGAAAAATATGAAATGTGTCAATATGCATTTGCTGATTATGGTGCTTTAGGAAACGTAATAACTTTAGGCCTAATTAGACGATGCCAAAAAGAAAGAATACCAATTAAAATTGAAGATTGTACAAAAGGACAAATAAACGACAGAATATTTTTAAGTAGCACTTTAATGGCTCAAAATAGATTAAAAATATTAAGAAAAAATCAAATAGTAACAAAAGCATTTCAAGATGCTGTATGGAATGACAAAAAGCCAGATGAAAGATTAGATGATGGAACTACAGATATAGACAGTTTAGATGCTTTTGAATATTCAACTAATAGTTTTTATGAAAATTTAATAAATGCAAGGAGATAAAATATGAATTTGCAACAATTTTTTGCAGAAAAAGGATATGATATATCGGAAAAATTGAACTGGGATAGAAATATTGAATTATGGAATAGCTGGTATAAAGGAAAAGTAAAGAAATTTCATAATTATTATATTTATAATGGACAAAAAAGAGTAAAAAGAGAAAAGAAGTCATTGCAAGGTGCAAAAAAAGTATCAGAAGACTGGGCAGACCTTTTATTCAATGAAAAAGTAAAGATAAATTTAGATAATAATGAGTCTACAAAACAGTTAAATAAAATCCTTGAAAAAAATAATGCAGTAGTAAAAATAAACCAAGGGATAGAAAGAAGTTTTGCTTTAGGAACAGGAGCATTAGTTATATCAGTCCAAAATATGAAAATTGATGAAACGTTAAATACTATTGATGTTACAGAAGCAACAACAAGAATACAGTTTGTAGGAGCAAAAAAGATATATCCGCTAAGCTATGAAGATAACGAAATAAAAGAGTGTGCATTTATTACATATAAAACAATAAAAGGCATTAATTATATTTTTATTGCAATGCATGTAATAAATGATAATGGAAACTATGAAATACAGAATTACAAATTCAAAATAGAAAATAGAAATTTAATAGCAACTGAAAATGATAAAGAAGATGGTTTTATAGAAACATTTGATACAAAAAATAATATACCCTGGTTTGCCATTATAAAACCCAATATATGTAACAACATAGATAGTGAAACGCCATTTGGAATCTCAGTGTATGCAAACTCAGAAGATACATTAAAAGGGTTAGATGATTCTTATAATGAATTGAGTAATGAGCCTATTCTAGGAAGAAGAAGGACTTTTATATCAGAAGAAGTAATGACATATGATAGTGGAATGGAACAATTAACTTTTGATCCAGAAGATATTTCAATATACAGAATGCCAAAAGGCTTTAACAAGGATAGTATGATACAAAGTTCTAGTGAAGATTTAAGAACAGATAAATTACAAAGTACTGTTCAATTTCACCTTAATATACTATCTTCAAAAGTTGGTTTTGGACAACAAAGATATAAATTTGATGGTGTAAATATTCAAACTGCAACAGGAGTAATTAGCGAAAATTCGGATATGTTTAGAACATTGAAAAAGCATGAACAAGTGCTAGATATTGCACTAAAAATAATGATAAAAGCAATAGTTTATGCTTCAAATACATTTGGAAATTATGAGAAAATGAGTGCAGAAAACATTAAGATAGATTTTGATGATAGTATCATAGAAGATACAGGAGCAAAACAAGTAAGAGCACAGTCAGAAGTAGGAGCAGGACTAAGAAGTAAAATGAATTATTTGACAGACATTAGAAATTTAAATGAAAAACAAGCACAAGAGGAATTAGAATTAATAAACTCTGAAAAAGGAACTGATGTAGAAATATTTGGCTTTCAAAAAGAAGGAACTCAAAAAACAAATAAAAAGGCTGAAAAAAACAAGGAGAAATAATAAATGTTACCTCCGAACTATTTAGAGGATCTAGAAGAACAAGCAATAAAGATATATAATAAATTAGAATTAGAAATAATAAAAGAAATTGCTGAAAGAATTGCTAATGTTGGATATGCTAATACAGTTGTTAAAAATGATGTGATGATTGCACAAGAAATGGGATTATTATATAGAGATGTTATTAATTTAGTTTCACAATATAATAATTCTAGTTATAATGATATATTAAGAATATTTGAAGATGCTGGTGCAACATCTATAGAAAATGATGATAATGTATATAAACTGGCTGGATTAAATCCTATTAATATAAAACAAGACAAATCAATATTAGATTTATTAATTGCATCAGCAGAAAAAACAAATGGCAATCTACAGAATTTAGTTATGACAACAGCAAATACAAGTCAAATAGAATTTATAAATGCTATGAATACAGCATGGAAGTATCAACTGGAGTAAAGAGTTATTCACAATCTATAATAGATGCAGTGGATAAAGTAAGCACAAAAGGTGGAATAGTACAATATCCATCTGGATATAAAATGTCACTTGAAAGTGCTACAAGAATGAATGTTATAACAGGGGTAAATCAAACATGTGGAAAATTGCAGCTACTTAGAGCAGAAGAATTAGGTTGGGATTTAATGGAACTAACAGCACACAGTGGAGCAAGACCAGAACACGCAGAGTGGCAAGGCAAAGTGGTTAGTTTGAGTGGCAAAAATGGATATTTAAGGTTAGATGATATAGGATATGGTACAGTAACAGGTTTTAAAGGTGTAAATTGTAGACACGACTGGCGACCTTATTATGAAGGAAGTAGTAGAACATATATACAAAAAGAACTTGAAGCCATGCAAAATGAAAAGGTTACATACAATGGAAAAGAAATGTCAAGATATGACGCACAACAACTACAACGAAAAATGGAACGACAAATAAGACAAGACAAAAAAGACATTGCAGGAGTACAAGGAATATTAACATCAAATAATAAAGAGATAGATGTTAATATGGCACAAAACAAACTAAAACAATTAAATAACAGCTATAATATACATAACAATCAATTAAATGACTTAGTAAAACAAGTAAATGCTAGAAAAGACAACACAAGGTTATATGTTGGCAAAGTGTCGACAAATACTTTAAAAGATGATATAATAACAAATAGGAATTTATTTCAAAAATTGAATATAACAGAGAATAATTATAAAAAAGATAATAATATTCAAGAACAAGTAGCAAAACTTTTAAATATAGATGGTAAACCTATAATAGT